AGAATCCAGACCTTTTAAAATAGATACTATGTCAAACGAAATTTTAAATAATGAGATGGATACGACTAATAATATATATTTGTTTGTTGTTAATTTTAGGAACTTGCAAAGATGGAAACATAGATTCGAGGCTTCCAGAATTTCAACAGTGGGAAATAATTACAGTAATGGAGCATACATTTTATAATCAAGTAATACACGACCCTATCATTATTTGGGCGTTTTTAACTTTTGGTTTAATAATAATAACAGTGAAAAATAATTAAATAGAATAACAAATTTTACATAGATAAGTAACAAAAAATCACATAACTAAATCAACTATGAAAATCTATCTAACGAACTACGAAAAGCTGATATATGAAGCTGAAAAACAATGGTATATAGAAAACCATGCCGAAGCCGTGAAGTTCTACAAATTGGCCTTAAAAGAACAGCAGGTCGGACGGATTACACAAAAATCAGTGCTTAGTAATATTGTGGAGCTTCAGGATATGATAATTGAAGAGTTAAGAAACAAAATAAAATTATTGAAAAAATTAACTAAAACTTAAAAAAATGGAAAAAGAGAACGTAACAAAAGAAAATCAAAAATTAAGGGATTTTTTGGACAGTGCAATTAAAGAATTATTACAATTCGAATTACAAGAACAGAATTTATTTATTAGAGAAACAACTTCATATATTATGCAGAGCAGAGGGAAGGAAATTGAAGATTTAGAACTTAGATTAAGTAAATTGAAAGAATCCCTTGATCTAAATGTTAATAACTAATTTTTTTTATTCAAAAATTTTATATTAATTTTGATGAGTAATTTTGTTTTTCATAGTTAAAATTTAGGGAGTGCCCGGTCGATGGTGGCCGGGTTACTTTAACATTAAGAATTTACTTATATGTTTAGATTAAGGGTAATAAGTTTAATAAAAGATTTCGGAATAAAGAAGGAATTTATAATAGAACTAATAGGTTCAAACCGGGTAACATTTGCAAGAAAACTAGGAGGACAAATTGAATTTACTGAATTAGAAAAGTTAGCGATCAAATCAAAATTTAAAGAATTGGTTTGATTTTTTTTATAATCTTATTTACTAATATGTAAAATGGCAAGAAAAATAAAACAAGGATTAAGTTATTTTCCACATGATTGTATTTTTGATGATAATCTTGAATATATAATTGCTCTTTATAAAGAAACTGGATATTATGTTTATTTTAGATTATTAGAAAAGATTTATTTTGAAAATGGGTACTACTTTGAAGCTACAAAAAAGAACCTTATTTTGTTTTCTGGTAAAATTAATGTTGACATTGAACAAATAAATGTTATCATTAATGACTGTTTAGGTGAACATTTATTCAATAAAAACATACATAAAAAGTATGAAATTTTAACATCTAAAGGAATCCAGGATAGATTTTTTGAAGCAATAAAAAGAAGAAAAGAAATAGATTTAATAAAAGAATACATTTTAATAGATAATGTAAACAATTTATTAATAAATGTAGACATTAATTACCAAAATGTAAGCAAAAGTACACAAAGTAAAGTAAAGGAAAGTAAAGTAAAGAAAAGTAAAGAATTTATTAAACCAACTTTACAAAATGTTAAAGATTATTTTAGAGAAAATAAATACACAGAACAACTAGCAATAAAATTTTATAATTCTTATGATGTAGCTAATTGGGTAGATAGTAAAGGTAATAAAATTTTAAATTGGAAACAAAAAGCAATTCAGGTATGGTTTAAGGATGATAATAAAATAAAAACAGAATTAACACCTAAACTTTCAATATGAAATATCAAAGTTCAAATACAAAAAAAGTTTATGATATTGATTTTGATAGAAAAAGAATTAAATGTCCTGACTGTTCTCAATCCAGAAGAAAAGAAAAACAAAGAGATTTACAATATTATTCAAATGATAATAGAGGATATTGTTGGCATTGTCTCACTACTTTTTTTGAATATAAACCGTATGATGAAAAAAAATACACTATCCCTGAATGGCAAAATATTACAAAACTTTCAGATAAAGCAGTTAAGTGGTTTACATCACGTATGATCAAACAAGAAACGTTAAACTATATGAAAGTTTATACTACTAATGAGTTTATGCCACAATTTAATAAAGAGATTGAGGTAATTTGTTTTCCTTATTTCAGAGATTTAAAACTGGTTAATATAAAATTTAGGGGAGCAAATAAAACATTTAAACTTGTTTCCGGTGCTGAGCTTATTTTTTGGAATTTAGATATATTGACAGATTGTAAAGATGTTATAATAACCGAGGGAGAAATAGATTGTTTAACCTTTATAGAAAATGGTTTTAAAAATGTTGTTAGCGTACCGAATGGAGCAAACGGAACTGACTATCTAGATAATTATATTCATTTATTTGACGACAAAGATATTTATTTATCAATAGACAATGATACAAAAGGGATTGAATTAAGGGATGAATTAATCCGTAGATTTGGAGCAGAACGATGTTATTTAATTTCTTTTAATGAATGTAAAGACGCAAACGATTATTTTATAAAATATGGAGGTATAGAATTTAAGGACAGGGTAACCAGTGCTAAACAAATAAAGATTAAAGGCATGATAACCATTGACGATTTATATAATGATATTATTGATTTATATAAAAATGGTATTAATCCTGGTTTAAAAATAAATAATCCTTTAGATGAATTTATAACATGGGAGGCTGGTCGTCTTTGTATTGTTACTGGAATACCAAGCTCAGGGAAAAGTGAGTTTGTTGATTTTGTTGTATCAAAATTAAATATTTTATATGGATGGAAGGCTGCTTATTTTACACCGGAAAATTATCCTTTGAAATATCACTATGCCAAACTGCATGAAAAATTTTGGGGCAGGGAATTTAGAAAAAGCGGAGAATATGACATAGATTCTGTTTATGAACATATAAAAGATAATTTCTTTTACATATTAGATGAAGAAGACATGACTTTTGAAACCGTTCTTAATAGTGCCAAGATGTTTGTAAAACAAAAAGGAATAAAAATATTTGTCATTGATCCATATAATAAACTTGAGCATGAAAGAAAGTCACACCAAACGGAGACGGAATATGTGAGCAAGTTTTTAGATAAATTAATCAATTTTGCTAAGTTTAATAATATACTTGTTTTTCTTATTGCTCATCCTGTAAAAATGCAAAAGGGTGAAATACCAACACTATATAATATTTCGGGATCAGCTAACTTTTATAATAAAACAGATTATGGGATAACTATACATAGGGTTTTTGATGAGCAAAACATTATGACAAATCAAATACAGATACATATTCAAAAAATTAAATTCAAAAATTTAGGCAACCAGGGAGTTGTGGAAATGAAATATAATTACAATAATGGCAGGTTTGAAACGAAAACTGTTGATAGTTGGGATAACTCAAATTGGTTAATAAAAGAAGAAATACAACAAAATATAATTTATACAGATGAAAAGAAAGCACCATTTTAAAGAAAGCTATTTACATAAATTTGCTAAAACATTATTAGCAAAGTGGCTCAGGAAAAAGTACCTTCGTGTAGATGTTGAAAGTAGGTTTTATCTTGATGGTGAAATATTGTTTGTGCCGGACATTGTTTGTTATAATGAAGAGGGGATAAAAGATATTTACGAAGTATATTATAAGAACGAAATCAATGCCAAAAAACTATCTAATATCCATTACTACGTATATGTTAATAATCTTGATATTGGATTGTTTGAAGTAAGCGCAAAACATATATTGAATCAAACCAAGGAGCCTGAAAATATACTAATGATAGAATATACTTTAAATTAAACTTTGGAATAAATAACTAACTATGGAAAACCAATCAAAAATTTTAGAAATTGAACAAATGAAATTATTTAAAGATAAAATTGAATTTATCCATTTAGAAAGCGTTATCGGTTCAGGATATGAAGAACAGGTGGCCGACTTAGCCATAAGAGATAAAGTGGCTTATAGGGCAGCAAGAAAAAATATGCAAATACATTCTGCTATCATTTTAAAAATAAATGATAGGTTTAGTGGGTTTTTTACATTCCAGGTTAATCATATAGCTAAAGAGTTTTGTTTATTACAGTCTGCAATGGAATTAGAT